TCTTGTACCAGCATCATTTGGTTCAAATAGATATGGTCTTGCAAGAATTTCTAACTGTCTACGTAAGTAAACTGTTAGTCTTGCAACGTTAACTCTGTCTAATGCACTTGCATTTTTAGCACGAGTTTTCTGTCCAAACACAACTAATCCACTTCCTGTAATAGGAGTAATTGGGTTAATGTTGTTTGAATATAGTACGTTACGCTGACCATTGTTTAGTGAAATACTTACAAATTCGCCTTCGGCACTTAGGTAACCTGTTGCTGTAGCATTGCTAACTGCACCACGTCTTGTGCCTGCTGGAGCCATCCATGGATACGAAACTTGATCACTTAGGATCATTGTTCTTAGTGCCATGTGTGATGCCGGAACAACAATGTTGTTTCCTGCGTTATCACTTGTAAAGCCTGCTGGGTAATAAACGCCTAAGTACTCATCTCTGCTTACTAAGCCTCTATCATTATCTTCAACAGCTAGTTCAACGTTAGTTGCCCAGTTGTTAAGTCCTGTTGCATCTGGTGCAAGTCTCATTGGTGAATCACCAACAATAAACGATGTTAGTTTTCTATCATAGTTAAGACTAATCATCTCACCAATTAGCTCTGGATAACCAGGTGTTGCCATTAAGTTAAAGAATCTACGCTCGTCATCTCTAATTTCTTGGTTACTGTTTACCATTGCTTGTAGTGCTTGTACTACTGACTTACGCTGTGCGTTACGTCCAAAGCTGCCTGAACCGTCAACGTTATTTGCTGATTCAGTAACCCAACGATTTGGATTATATGCTGCCATTGATTCGTCACCGTTGCGGCCATTGTTTTGACCAACTGCAATATGGTTACGAACAAAACGCTTAACATTAAAGCCAGAACGTCTTAGGTTCCATAGTAGCATACCTTTTGGATACAGTGCTGGATCTGGTGCATCTGGATCTAAGTAATCACTTTCTAGTAAGTCTTCGATATCAGCTGCAACAACATCTGCGCCTGCTGTGCTCCAACGTGCATCTGCAAATAGAATTCCGTTTTCACTTGTTTGGTCACCTTTGTCAATTAAGTTCCATGCACTTAGTCCTGCGTTCCAACGATAGATAGTTGGAAAGTTTTCTAAATCGCTTGTGTCAATCCAAAGATCATTATCTTCAATAGCTGAACCGTCTGCTTGTGCTGTTGGTTCACTTGCTGCAACGATAGGACCCATTGTACTTCCAAATGCGTTTTTGTAACCTTGCCATGTTGTGCCATTATGATACATAATGTCAACTTCGTCAATTACTGAGTTGTACCATACTTCGCCATCTGCTGTTAGCGTTGTTGGTTCAGTTGCTGATGCATCATATGCTAATGTTTTCCAAAGTGTTGCAGTCCATGTGCCTGTTGCGTTTGGATCATACATGTTTACAGTTGTTGAACTATCATTGACATCATATGGTGCAAATCCATACTCTGCTAGTGCGCCACTTGTATCTGCTAAAGTAAAGTCGCCGCCTAGTTTGTGGCTAATTACAACTCTATTTTGATCAGTAACTGATGCTGAAACATTTGCAAAGCCTGCATTATTAATTGCTGCTACTAGAAGTGCTGCATCGCCTGTGCCGCCTGTTGGCGTCCAAGTTACTGTTTTAGGTGTATCTAATACTGCCGAACCTACTTTGGTTTCAGCAATATCTGCTGTAACTGTTGCTGCACTTACTTTATCTGCTACAATCTTTGCACTAGTAATTGTAGTTGCACCTGCTGCTACTCTTCTATAAATTTTAGCATCTGCTTCTACTGGTGATGCATCGTTTACATTTGCTTTTACATATGTAGTGCCTACTGCTAAGTTACTACCATTGCCTGTTGAATCAAGTGCATTTAATGCTGCTGCATTTGAAGTATACACTGGTGCTGCAACAGTTGACCATAATGCTGTGTCAGCACTGTATGATTTAATATTCCAGTTAGCGCCACCGTTTGGTGTAGTTGTTTTCATCCAAATACTACCTGTTGGTGCTTCTGCTGCTTCGCCTGTTTTAAATTCAGGAACACTAGTATGTGGAGCAATTTTTAGTGCAGGAGCGTTGTATGTTCCTGCTGTCAATCCTAAACCTGTAAATAATGTATTGTTTGTGTCTGCCAATGTAATAGCAACACCTGTGCTAAAGAATTCTAAAACTTGTGTATTAGTATTATAGCTTACTGTGATTCCAGGCAAGCTAGCATTGTTTATAGCTGTAGCTGCATCTGCAAGACTTTGTCCTGCAGTAAGGTTAACTGCTTGGCCGTTAATTTCGATAGTATCACTTGCTGGAACTGTAACACCTGCTTCTGTAGAAACAACTGTTGGCCAACTTGCTTTCCAGTCTGCTGAACCTACTTGTACCCATGCACCTGATGTATTCTTGTAGAACATTCTGTTCATGTTGTTTGCTGTAACTACTGCATAATCACCAATAACACCAACTGATGTTGCTGGCATTGTGCCGTCTAGTTCGCTTGCTTTGTTTACTACAATTGGATTAATTGCTGTGAAGCTTTGTCCGCCTGCTGTTACTGCTGCTGCATTCCACTCTAGTAAACCGTAGCTTGTGTTTTGTGTGTCTAACCAGTATGCACCGTCTACTGGTGTGCCGCCTGGAGCGTTTGCACTTGGTGTTAGTTTAGCTAGATCAAAGTCTGCTCTAACAACAAATACTTGGTTAGTTACGCCTAGTAACGAGTATGCTGTTTGCAAACCGTATTCGTTTAATTCACTACCGTGAATCATATTTCCGCTTGTGTCTGAATAGAAACTTGGATCTCCAAATAGATCTCCTAAGTCTTTCTGACTTGTTAATAAAAATGGAACACCTGCGTTTGCTTTTGTTGTTCCTGTTGCAATACCCGTTCCTGCTGAGTTAGTTTTATTTTCCGCAGTTGCAACAAATATCATTGGTACAGTACCCGGTGCACTTGGAGTGTAAAAACTCTCATCAATTACCTGGACCTCTACACCTGGTGAGACTAATGCCATCATATTTCTCCTTATAAGGTTATATCAAATGTATTTATGCTATTTTTATAAAATAGACAGTTTAGCTCGCTGGAAAAGGGACCGAAAAGGTATGATAAATACAATATGAGACCATTATGTATATGTAATCAAAGACCTGCTGCTATAAACTATATAAAAGAAGGAAAAACGTATTATCGCAAAAAATGCGAAACATGTTTAAAGCATGGCATAATAGGCTACGGCATTCCTAGATGGGTTATGTCAGGTTATGAGAAAAAAACATATTGCGAAAAATGTAGATTTAAATCTGCGCATCACGAACAATTCAATGTATATCATATTGACGGAGACTTACAGAATTGTCGACCTAGTAACTTAAAAACTGTATGTGCTAATTGCCAACGCATTATCCAGAAGGAAGGGTATACATGGCGACAAGGAGACCTTACTCCAGATTTTTAGGTTGACAAAATACTAAAAGATGTTATTATTAGTTATAGTAATAATAGAGGCGTAAAATTATGATGTTATATCTTGACATGGACGGGGTAATTGCAGACTTTTTTGGAGGTTTAGAAAAAAAATACGGTGTAGAACATTGGAAGAATTTACCAGATAAAGAAGAGTCTATCTTTAATTTAAAATACACAGATTTTTTTAATACCTTAGAATTGTATCCAACCTCAAATGAATTAGTACTTTTTTGTAAAAATCTTGCTAAAAACAACTTTGGTATTTGCTCTAGTCCTCTTACAGGTGACGAACATAATAGTGCTTACTGGAAAAGAATATGGTTAGAGAGGCACGGATTTATGCCTAAAGTTAGCAATTGTATTTTTACAAGGCAAAAACAAAAATATGCTGTAGGAAGAATAGATGGTTCTCCTAATATACTTGTTGACGACAAACCTTCTAATATCGATCATTGGAATAAATGCGGTGGTATAGGTATTCGATATCAAGCAAACGAAGATAGTTTGGAGGAACTTAAAATGAACTTACAAGCAGTATACAAGGATTAATAATGACTATAGATTATAAATTTAACGAGAACAAATATATAGAAGAGTTTGCTAATTACATAGACGCAACTTACGATGGTCATTATTCTACAAATAAATTCCAATCAACCGAAGTAATTATCGATAGAGGACACGGTACTGGTTTTTGTATGGGCAATGTTGATAAGTATGCAAACCGCTATGGTAAAAAAGGTTCTCAAGAGGATGCAAGAAAAGATTTGATGAAAATTTTGCACTATGCACTTATTCAGTTATACGTGCATGACAACGATCTTTAACCAATTACAAAGCTGTAGCCAGCGCCGCCTGCTACTTGTTGCGAAACTTCTTGCTCTAACTTATCCATTTCACTTTGCGCTTCTGCTTTAAGCGTATCTCCGTTTAAGGTAGAACCACCTTGTGGTCCAGCAATAGTAGCAAACTTTGAACGTGCTTCGCCTAACATATATTTACAATTAGCTAAAGTATAATCTTTAATCCACTGTTTTGTAAGATAGTCGTTTAATAATTCTTCGTCTGGTCTATAATTATAACAAAATAACATTAAGTTTTCTTCAGCATGTGGTCTTTGTAGAATAGTTAATTTCTTTGTTGCTGTATTCCATTTAAATTCAATATGTGATCCAAACATTCTACCTACTAATTCTTGGTACTGACTAAACATATCATACGTTGCTAGTCCTCCCATTTTACTTGCTGATAACAAGTACGCATTTGTATATGCTAAATTAAACGGTTCGTATAGTGATCCACCAGTGCCGCCTTGTGTTCTAGCACCTACAGTTCTACGAAATATCTGTCTTACTTCAATAACTTCTTGTGGTAGTGTATAAACGTTTTGATCTACAATTGTAGGCATAAACATATATGATTCTTCAACAGAATTATCTGA